ACCGCCGGCGTCGAACCGATCCTCGCCCTGCGCTCGCTGTGGCTCAGCAACGACGACCGCTGGAACCACTACTGGTTGTGCGGCTCACCACTCCGACAAGCCGCGTAGGGTGTCATGCACCCACCGAAACATGGCTGCCGAAACAGGGCTTGACGCTACCGAATCAGGTGCTAAAGTATGTTGTTCAAATGCATCGCTCGCCGATGCGATGTACGAGTCGATCCTCGATAGCTCAATCGGTAGAGCGGCCGGCTGTTAACCGGCAGGTTGCTGGTTCGAGTCCAGCTCGAGGAGCTTACCCCAGTCACAAACAAGTGGCTGGGGTTTTTGTTTAGCGGGTTTGGCGGTACGCAAGCCACGCCCCCAACACCAGTTCGGGCAAGCCGTTACATGATGCTCGCTCTCACCGGGACGCCCGATCCAGTTAAGCCCGCCACCGCTCCGACGCCCATCTCGTCCCGCGCTCTCAGACTCTCGCCGCTCTCCAGTAAAACGGGTTAACAGACACGTTCGGGGTGGACCGTTGACGAGAGGTCACGCTCTCCTGATTCGTTCGACGGATATCGAGATAAATATCGAATGCTGATGTTGCATAAGGGCATGGATGTCATTTGTCTTGCGGTGGTGTCGCACAGGTTGGGGTGATGATGGAATCGACCACTTCGATGATGATGCTGCCGAATAAAACCAGTATGTAAACCAAGAGGGGAGTACTCGCCGCGAGTATGCCGACGGCGACATCGGCAGCCGCCGACGCGAAATACCGCATCCGATCGAATCCGTCAGTAGACGCGTATCGCACCAGGTGATAACCGAGAAATGCCGTACTGAGTGCCAAACCAATAAAGAACAGCAATGGCACAGTCCACAACATTGCCTTGAGACAATGCTTTGCTAACGAAATTGCATCATTGGCCAGCGAAGCCACTTGGGGTTCGTCGTCAGCAGGTACGGCATCTGGCATCAACACGATGGCGCAGTAGCACATGACGACGCCAAATGGGATATTCCACAACAGGAAGTCGCTCTCTTCCAGCATCACTGCCCTCCCGACACCGACCCCCAGCGTCACAAGGCCGATGCCAATCAAGAGCAGCCCGATGCCTCGCAGTACCTCGGAATGCCGGACGGGAGTGTTCAACTGCAAGGCACTCTTTGCTATCACACCACCACACTTTCCAGCTGAATACAGCAAAACGAGCAGCACGACACCCACTCCGACCCCACGACCGAACACTGCAAAGCTGTCGCTCTTGGTGGCTGCGTAGAGGGATAAGACAATTACCGTTGCGAACAGTATCAAACCAGCCCAAATACCAACCGTCAGACAAAAGGATGAGATCGCCTGGCGATCCCCAGCGCCGACCAAGCGATGCATGCCGTTAAGGACGGCATCACAAATCCGAATCAACACATGGTCGGGATGACCTCGCGATTGGCGAATCTTTCGGCGGACACTGGTGCGCGGCAGTGGCGGGGTGTGACTCGAGCCCGGGTCTACTGGTTCGCCACCCGGCACACCGACCGATCGATTGCATACAGGGCACTGCACCGCCTTGCCTGCATGGGCTTCCGGTATCCTCAACGATTTGCCACAGTGGTTACATTCAAAATGTATCATTGTCGACATGCCTCTCGGCTAATATACCCCACTGGTTTTCAACCCCGGTGTGATGACTCCTAACGTGAGGCCGGCCACGTCAAGCCACCAAGTGAACCTAAATCATCGTGGATGGCCTGCCAAGCGATTACTACATTAATGCCTTCAACGTCGGCATGTTTTGCGGTCACGATTCCTATCACCCGACCGTCCTCGGTCAACAACGGGCCTCCGCTCATGCCGGGGTAGACATGTGAGTCTGTTTGCACAATCAAACCAGTCTCGGTTTTCCTGATCGAGCCGATGGTGCCACGAAACGAACTGGCACCAATGTTTTTGCCGACCACGTCTTGCACCGTAGGTATTTGTCCAGAGGCGAACTCTTCACGAATGTGTGCCAGGCGTTGCTTGGTTTCTGCGGGGTTGAGGGCTGAGACAATCTGAGATGCTACGCCGGGATAACCCAATGTGGTTACATCGTCGCCTTGGGCATAGTGTGGTGCAAATCGCAGCGCGTTCGCAAATTGATGATCAATTTTCAATACCGCCACATCTAAATAGACGCTGGAATGGATGACCTTGGCGGGGACAATTTGACCCGTGTCTCCCAGCGCAACCACCACATCCCAGTCCACCGCGTCTTCGTAGGCATCCACCACTTCACGACCGATCTCAACGACATGGCGGTTCGTCAGCAGAAGGCCATCTTTCCCCACCACGAATGCGGTGCCGGTGCCGATCGCCAGCATGTCATTGGATTGGTCGGTTGCAGATGCTACACGCACACGCACAATAACCCGTGCAATCAATGGCTCAAGGGATGCCAGATCAAGTCTGCCATTGTTCGACAAGGTACTCACGCTGGTCGAAGCATCTGTTGCATTGCTCCGTGTGGTCGTACTCGCCATTCCGGGATGTGCCGAGTCCGCGTCTGGGAAGAATACTCTGTTTGCCATATAGCCCACTCCAACGGCACCAGCCACTACGATCAATACAATGGCTGCCAGCAACAGCAATGACAGGTTGACACCTCTGGATGCCTTCTTGCCCACCAATTTGCCTAACAACTTGTCCACCCCCGCAGGCAACCGTTCATGGTGATCCGCCAGTGCTGTGGCCAACATCTTCCGCCCAGACGGGTTTTCGCACGCAGCCAAGCAATGTTGCCTCGCCAATTCCGAATCTCGCTTTTGAAGCGAGATCAGGCATCGGACAACCTCGATCTCCCATAGCTGCAATTCATGATGGCGGTCCATGACAACCGCACGCTTCAGCAGCATCTCGGCCTGGTCCACTGAGCCGGCCACGGACTGACGATACGCTTGAGTAAGCAGCGATCTTGCAGAGCCGTCCGTGACAGCATTCAAGCCGTTTGTGACCATGCCTAGTTCCCCTTGTCCTTCTTGTCTTCCTTCGATGTTTGGTCCTTGTTTTTCAATTTCTCCACCTCTTTCGTCAATTTCGCCAGCTTGTCCTTCAAGCTGCTATTTTCAGATTCTGTATTTTTGAGTTTGTCCGCCTGCTCACTCCATTGTTTGTTGAATTTCTCCAGCTCCTGCTGCTGCGCTTTCTTCAAATTTTCACGCTGCGTTTTCAGGTCATCAGTGACTTTTGCAAGAGCATCTGCCATGTTTATGCGCTCGGCATACATCTCGACTCGCTGCTGACATGCTTCGACCTCTTTGGCATTCGGCTCAGGCAGTTGGACGGTGGATTGATTAGGGCCACCATTGATGCCGCCACCAATCTGAACTGATTCGGTGCCTTGGTCGCCTGACAACTCGGTTCCAAGTGATTGGACAACAGACTTCAACTGGTCTTCCTTCGCTTTCCAATACTGGGAGGTGACTTCCTTACAACGTGCCGTGTCAGCGTCCAGCCGGCTTTCCAGAGACTTGTTAGTAACATCTACTTGCCTCTGCTTTGCATTGATGAGTTGGCTAAAGCTCGTGTTTTCTGACGCGGGGGCCAGGTCAAGTTGCTCTGCTTGTTTCACCAACTCTGTGGCATTTTTGTATAGTTCCACAGGCAGAACGTGATCGTGATGCTGTTCCAGTTTGGCGAGTAATTCGTGGGCCTTGTTCAGCCAGACATCCGCTCGCTTGACTGCGTCATTCACACGTTGTGCACTGGCGTACAAAGGGGCGAGTTGAGCCGCCGGAACCTTCGCTTCACGAACTTGCTGCATCCATTGCTGGATCGAATCGGTGGTCCAATCTGCCTTGGTATTCCCCTCGGCTACCAGTTCGGCCAAGGGGTCAGGATCACGCGCATTGGTGTGGCGGACATTAAGCAGAAAGCCAGTAATCGCTACACCACCGGCAAAAGCCACGATGCAGGTGGCCCAAAGCACTGGCCGCAGCAGATGCGATCTCCCATGATGTCCCGCCTCCCCATCGGAACCATTCTCTACGAATCGAGTTTGTCGAATATGTGAAACGTCCTTACATGCGTTGGCGAATTCACACGGCGGTGCATCTCGAGACGCCCACACAGTGGCCAGGGCATCCACATAAGGATGGTTTGCTGATCGTTGAGGCGGTTGGACGATTTGCTTTCTTCCTGATCGGGTTGCCACTTCTGCATAGGTCGCTATTTGTACGGGGGCACTTGCGGCCAGGATACGCAGCCCCCACGCGACCCGAGAACGTTGTGTGATGGGCAACAACGCCGGCACGGTAGCCACGGCGGCGGCGGTGGGAGATGAATGAGGAAATGCGTACAGGTACTTCTGCAAATCTCCCGTAAGATAAGCATCGAGCAAAGGGAGAACCTGCTGGCTCGAACCAACGTGGGCACGGGGCTGTGGCACATCTATCTGCACGGCAGACGCGGTGTTTTCAACGTTAATCTGCCATACCGTGTTTGTCCGCATCAATGATTGCACGGAAGTCGCAACAATATTGATCCAGTCGTGACTGCTGAAAATCAAGGAGACAAATCGAAATGTTCGTCGGCCCGCCGTATCTCGACTGCCCTCGAAACATCGGGTCACCGCGTACCTGCCAGATGGCAACGGTCGTCCCATACCCGCCGGATCTGTGCTGAGACTGTCAAGAAATTGCGGGTCATCGGTCTGGCCGAACCCCAGCGTCTCCAGTGCCTGCCGATCACTGTCAGAGACATCCGGCGAACAACCCAATGTTCGATAGCCCTTCACGGAGCCCAGAATGTGCCATGATGCTTGTGCTTTCATTGATTCCCCATCCACCAAGCAGCGTATCCAATAACCGCTACGATAGCTGCAACAAATATGCAGAACCCTACCCACAAGAACAGTCGAGTGACCTTCGCCTTCTTTTCTTTCTGCATCATCTGGACGTAATGACGCCTCGTCCGCTCCCCATGCTCGGCCGCAAGTTGTTGTTGCTCATTTCGATCAATATGGTCCAACAGATACTTCAGCGGTTCCACCACACCGTGTGATTGGAAGTGGGCATGGATACGCGGGTGATTTCCGGATTTGCCAGATTCATGGTCGTGTTGGACCGCTGAGGAAAGGAACACGCGCATATCGCTGAATGATCTGACCAGTTGCGGGAATCGCTTTTTTACGAATGCGTCGGGGCCCCCGGCGGCTTTGACGTACGGTCGTCGAATGTCATATTTAGTCAAGACCAATGCGATGGGGACATCTTCGCCGCCTGGCCAGTTGCGAATACGCTCAAGGGCCTTCAGCATGGCAAAATCATCATCCATCGCATCGGTCAGTGCATGGGTTTCGACCACGGCGGGATCAATGAGTGCAATCACACCCGCTGCGCGGTCGATGTGGTCGAGCAACTCAATCACGTCTTCGGTGCCGGCTCCGTCAATGAAGGCCTTACGGAAGACTTCACCTGGATAGTCCAACGACACCAGCGGCCGGGCCACACCGTGATACGTCACCTCCATGTGCAAATATCGTGACGATGTGGTGCCGGCTGGCGGATTGCCGTCACGAAGCGTCTGGACGATCTCTATACATTCACGATGCGTCGGGCCATCGAGTGCTTTGGTCGAAATCTCGTTGGGGTTCGACCACAGTGTGTAGTAGAGGCATGACAGGAATACAGTCTTTCCTGCCTGTGTACGTCCCAGAACGACGATGCGATCCCGATCGGTTGGTGCCGTGCCATCAATAGGCGCATCAAGTGATGGTGCCGGCGGTGGTGCGGATTTTATATCGACTTCGACGGCTGCCTGTGCTTCAGGATCGGTTCCCAACACATGTTCGTTGTCCATACTCTCGTTCATGCGCGTCCCCCATTGGAGTTGCAAGTTCATTTGCACGGAGTATGATATCATACGATCATTTATCCGCAACATTCTGAAATTTGGGGGCTTATCGAAATGACACGCAAGAATCGGATCAACTCGACCAATATTGAACTGGGCGAGGAGAAATCGTCTGGGGCCGGGATGTCGTTCTGGGTGGGCTTTGCGATTGTTGCCGCCATTGCGGGCATATCACTGATTTTCAACGTTCTGTTGCTGATGATGTGGTCCAACCAGCAAAGCACCGCTCGTCAGCAATTACCGCAGGTCACAGCAGAACGAGATAGCCTGAAAGAGCAGCTTGCCAGCGTCAAGAAGCAGGACGAGCAGCAAGCAGTTCAGTTGAAAAACCTGGCGGATGTCCAATCTCAGTTGGCGGATGCCCAACTGGAGACCGAACGACAACGAAAGCAACTATCCGAAGTCATGGCACCGCCGAGTTCGCTGCCGCTGATGGATCAGCGCAAAATGCTTCAGCGCATTGGCAAGGTGCGGCTTGATGTGAAAATAGATTCCCATGCACAGGATGCTGGCGTTAGGGCGGCCGTCATCCAAGCTGCTATCGCACAAAATGCAGGTCAACTGCAACTCGATCAGACTTCGCCTTACCTTATGGAAGTGTCAGTTGATCGTCTGCCAGCCCAGATTACATTTGGCTCCACCGACACACCCATTGAGGCGGTCCTCGTGCAGGTCAAAATCTACGAACAGATTCGCGTCCCAGGCACGAAAGAATCTTGGTGGGCCATCGTTCGAGACTATTCGGTGCAGCAGCGTTCGACGAAAGACACTACACAGACGGCCGCCATCGATGCCGTGACCAAGATCATGGAAGTGGCTGATCGTGAGTTGGGGCACGGAAATTCGAGTAACGGCTCGTAGCAGAGAACATCCGCCATGCTCCTCTACCACGGCACCTCCGCGAAGTGTCTCGACGATGTTCTCGCCAACGGCATTTGTCCACGGTGTGATGGTGTGTCCAACTGGAAGAAAGCGCCCAGCCGCAACGACATGGTTTATCTGACACGGGGGTATCCGTTCTACTACGCCGTGCAAGGCACCGCCCATACGAAAGTTGTGGTCTTCGAGATCGACGGCGAATTGATCGACGATCTGTGCCTATACCCTGACGAAGATTACATCTGGTACGTCGCCGACCGCACCGGGGACCGGGCGAACCTCACGACGCCGCAAGCGGCCGAACACCTTGAGGTGCTGCAAGACCAGTGGCCCAAGAGCCTGCGTATGCTTGGCAACGTCGCCCATCAAGGCGCAATTCCAGCCGGATTCATCACGCGTTACTGCATCTACGAACCGAAGGCGCGGCCCGCTCTCTCCTTCGCCATAACGGACTATTCGATCAACGTGATGAATTACCTGTCTGAAATGCACAATCTTCATCAACTCGTGGCGTGGATGTTCGGGGACGAAACACGGTTGCCGTGGGTTCAAGACAATGACAAGCAACTTCGGAAATTCTGGCTGAAGGAGTCAGCCGATCGCACGGGCATCGAAGTGGTCGTTCGGCATTGATGCGGCGACTTGCATCGTCCTGATGCCGTCAATTAATTTTTCAGTTCGCCGCGATTCCACGCAACATTTCGGCCCCTTCTGCAAAAAGACAAAGGTGAGGACACCTTGTTTAACTGCACCCCCGGAAGGAGCCCGCCTTGCCACGCTATAGTCGATTCAGCCATGCCAGGATGACCCCCGCCGAGCGACGGCGGGAGATCGTTGCGATCCTATCCCATGGGCTTTGCCGCATGCATGCCCGTTCCGGGACGGACGCTGAAGAAAATCTTCACCCCGCACCGGAACACGCTTGCTTTCCCGGTGAAAAGGCCGCTCAGTGTGTCTCGAACACCGCCTCGCTTGTGGTTAGCGGGGCCGAGAACAACGAGGACGCACGATGAGCAACAACACGATCAAAAGAGAACTGGCGACGCTGCAAAGCATGACGCCGAAGCAGCTTCGACATCGCTACCGCGAATTATTTGGCGATGAGGCCCGCTCGGGCAACCGGCTATGGCTGCTTCGCCGCTGCGCCTGGCGGGTGCAGGCGCTGGCAGAGGGCGACATGATGGGCCGGGCCCAGCGCGTGCGCGAGCGGGCGCTGGCGATGGCCAACGATGCCGATGTTCGAGTGATCCCGCCGCGCACGCCGGTGCCGGAGCCGGACAAGCCACGGCGCGTGACACCTACCGACCTGAAACCCGACGACCGGCTGCCGATGGCGCACACCGTGCTGATCCGCGAATTCAAGGACAGACGATACGAGGTGACGGTGCTGCCCAGCGGCTTTGAGTACAACGGCGAGATATACCAGAGTCTCAGCGCCGTGGCCTACGACATCACCGGCAGCCATTGGAATGGGTATCACTTCTTCAAGAATTCGCTGCTGAACGCCATGAGACTGCAGGAGGTCGCATGAGTAAGCCGAGGACCAAGCATGCAGTGGACGCACCGGAGATTCCGACGGTGCGATGCGCCATCTACACGCGTAAGAGCACGGACGAAAACCTTGAACTGGATTTCAATTCGCTCGACGCCCAGCGCGATTCGGCCGAAGCGTACATCGCCAGCCAAAAGGGCCAGGGATGGACATACTTGCCCGACCGGTTCGACGACGGTGGCTTTTCAGGCGGCACAGTGGATCGACCCGCGTTCCAACGACTGATGGCGGACGTGGAGGCCGGGCGGGTCGATTGCATCGTCGTTTACAAAATCGACCGCTTATCCCGCAGTCTGATGGACTTCGCCAGGATCATGCAGACGCTGGAAACCCACCATGTATCGCTGGTCAGCGTGACACAGCAGTTCAACACGACCAGCAGCATGGGCAGGCTGACGCTTAACATCCTGCTTTCGTTCGCCCAATTCGAGCGGGAGATCATCTCGGAGCGCACGCGGGACAAGATCGCCGCCGCCCGCCGCAAGGGCAAGTGGACGGGTGGCTCGCCGGTGTTAGGTTATGACCGGGTGCGGGACAGTCGCGGTACACGTTTGGTCGTCAATGTCGAAGAGGCGAAACGCGTCCGGGCGGCCTTCACCAAGTACATGGAATTGCAGTCGCTCCTCGACACCGTCCACTGGCTGGATGGTCGGGGCTGGCGGAACAAACAGTACGTCACAAACAAGGGTGTTCCCCGTGGCGGCAAGGAATTCGACAAGTCCACGCTGCTGAAGTTGCTGACGAACCGGCTGTACCTGGGGCAGATCACCTATAACGGCCAGTGTTTCGACGGCGAACACGAGGCGATTGTGGACGAGGATTTGTTCGGCCGCGTGCAGGGCCAACTCGCCCGCAACCGCAATTCCGGGGGCGGGGGCAAGTACCAGCGGAATAAGTACGGGGCGCTGCTGAAGGGATTGGTACGTTGTAAACACTGCGGCGGCGGCATGAGCCACCATTACGCCTCGCGCGGCCAGCGCCGCTATCGCTACTATGTGTGCCAGACGGCGCAGAAAAAGGGTTGGTCGGCATGTCCCTATCCGTCCCTGCCTGCGGGTGAACTGGAACAGTTCGTGGTCCAACGGATCAAAGAAATGACCGGCGACCGCGCCCTGCTGGGCGATGTCGTCAGCCGGGCCAGGGAACAACTCAACCGCCAGACGGAGGAGTTGGAACAGCGCCGAAAACTCCACGAGAACAGGGCGCGACGCATCAATGCAGACATCAACGACCTGACCCGATCCCCCGGAAGTGCCGCCATGCATGCTACGTCCCACGCAGCAAGCGAACTTGCCCGCCTTCAGGATGAATTGGTCGAGGTGGAAAAGGAAATCGGCGACCTGAACCGCCAGATCGTGGACATCCAGCACCGAATGATTGACGAAGACGAGTTGACCGGTGCGCTCGAGGCGTTCGATCCGATGTGGGACCGGTTGCGACCTACGGAGCGGGCGCGGGTGATCCACCTGCTGGTGCAGTGCATCGAATACGACGGGACGAACGAGGAGATCGCCATCACCTATCACCCGGCGGGCTTGCAGGCCTTCGCCGAAATGGAGCCATGTCATGCCTAAAGCCCTGGCCTCAGAAACGGGAGTCACTCAGCGTCATTCGCTCAAATTCATCCGCGAACACAACGCCCGCCGCGCTGTGCAGCGGGGTGCCGAAGAGGAGTCGCCGGCGACTGAACCCGGCCGCGTACCGCGTGTGACGCGGTTGATGGCGCTGGCGCTGCGGTTCGAACATCTATTGGAATGTGGTCTTGTCCATGATCAGGCGGAGTTGGCCGAACTTGGACATGTCACGCGGCCGAGGGTGACGCAGATCATGAATTTGTTGCACCTGGCCCCTGACATTCAGGAAGCCATTCTCGATCTGCCACGCATCGCATCCGGCAGAACCCCGATCACCGAGCGCGACGTCCGGCCCATCGCCGCCGAACCGAACTGGAATATCCAACGAAAGCTATGGCAGCGAATGCAGTCGCCCGGACAATAGCACTGCAAAATAATGAGATATCCAATCACCAGATAAACCCCATTGCAGAGTGACAACAGTATGGCACTGGAAATGCAAATTTTTGATTAATTGATGCCATCATATCTTTTTTCTGTTGCGATCATTAATTCGGCGCAGTATTTTCCGAGCATTCTGAACCGGCCGGGCAATTGGAATGCCCCGGGTTGGCCGAGATGTTCAGGGAAGGACGTTGTTCAGTGTCGGAATCGGACGTGTCCCTTGGCTCGAACGCCGTCAGGCGGATCCTACGGATACGCGATCACCAAACGCACGTCGGCGCAACGGGGCCGGTGCGATCTACACGAAATTAGTCACGCATGGGGTAGGTGGCCGAGCAGACACTGATCGGTGCCTTGTGTGATGCAATTTGCGGAAATGGATTACAGCGCATCAGCACATGCGCGGAAAGCGGCAACAGCATAAGGAAGTTCCCATGGCCAGCAATTTTACACCGAGTCACGTGACGTCCGTCCAACTCCTGGAACACATCGATGCCGGGGTTTTGTTTGAATTCCTGAAGAAGTACAAAGACTTCTTCATCGCTGAAAACGTGATGCCCAGTTCGCCGGCGGCCATCGATCATGTTCGATTGGCATTGGTTTTCGCATCCCCGAAGGAACAGATGCCAGCCGAATTAATGGCAGACCTGTTCTACTGGGACGAGGTCGCCGATATGGGGCACATTGAGGACCTTGTTGAGATAGCCGAAAAACACAGCATTCCGCTCAGCGATCAGGTGACCATTGAAGAGGCGGCGCTTCTGGTCCGCATGGGGGCTCCGGATGCGTTTGAGGACCTCCATGCCGTCTATCATGCTCACGGACTATTGAGAAAGAAGAAGCGTTTTCTTTCCTATTTCGCAACCGTGGCCGATCTACCCAAATGGACCAAGCCCTCCCAGAAGGTGCTGGATCGTCTGTCGGCCGATATGGATGTCTGGTACGACACTCAGAAAAAGGGGCGCGGCACGCGGATTTCCGTGGTGGACAAGCCCGATGCCGCTTGGTTCATTGTGCGTCATGGCGGCACCTTCAAACGCGAAAACGCACTCAACGACGGAAATCCCACCATCGTATTCTTCCGGCCCGAGGCGTATGACTTGCTGATTTACTACCACAAACAGGGGGAACTGGCGATTTACAACGACGGGAACAGCAAGAAGGAGCGGCGAGCATACTGCACATACCTGGGTAAACACTTGTTCGGCAATCCCACGTTCTTCGAGCGGCACGATGCCGAGAAATTCACGCTCGAACCCTTGCGCAAACGAGGACGCGAAGCATTGGATTGCGAAGATGTCCCCGGCGTGCGGACGGCCCGACTGACCTACCTGCGTTACAAGTTTCGCGGCGACAACGGGCACTCCGTGACACATCGCGCCGAAGATGTGTTTGAGGGTCTCGAAAACCTCGGTGCTCACATTCCCGAGCACGTCCAATTGGAATGCATGGGGGTGAAACTGAGGCCCGACCGTGAAGTCGGTGGGGAGCGCAACGTCAAATTGTATTCGCCCAACATCTCCGTGTACGACCACGAAGCGGACGCGGAAATGGCGCATCAATTTCTGACCGAGTGCGGTTTCATCATTCCTCGTCAAGGTTTAGGCAAGGACAAGTCGTGATCGAACTCGACGCATTCTGGCGTTTCGTGGCATTTCGGCCCGGGTTGTCGGGGACCGCCGCCGAATGGCAGACATGCCTTGGTCCGAATTTGTGGCCTCTATGGAAAAAACAGCTTTTTGCCAATGACGGTGTTGCGCGAATTGTCACCCACGGCCCGGACCATCGGTCGTGTCGGGTCGTTCAGATGACCGGCGGCACATACGGCCTGGTGTGTGAAACAACGGGAGACGTGATAGGCAAGGGCCTGAAACTCGCTCAGTTCAAAAAGTATCGGCTGGACACAAAAGCATTGCGTCGGATGCTCGCTGACGCCTTCGGCTGGACGGCTGATTCGCAGATCATTCCAAAGACGACCCACGCGATATCCGTTGGAACGTGGACGCCGGTCTCGGGGGTGGATGTGTTGGTGTTCACGGCTTTTTCACCGACTCCCGATCATTTGATTGATGAGATTCAATGCCTGCTGATCGAACGAGGTCGGCGTTTTCTTCTGTTGGTGCCTGAAAAACCATCGTTGCCCGCGCCAATCCAAGCCGAGATTGACCGCACGCAATCACTGGTCCTGTCGCTGTCGGAATTGGTGCAGTGCGGAACGGATGGGGTGATACAACCCTCCTCGGTGTGGAATACCGCTGCCAATCAGTATTTGAAGCGGCATTTCTCCGAACGCATGGCATTGGCCGCGCCTCCATACCAATTCGCAAAAAAGAGCATGTGGGCGATCCGGTTTGCCGGGACGGAGACTTTCCTCGACGGCACGCTCAAAGGTCCAACATTCATTCGATACCTGCTCGAGCGTCAAGGGCAGGAGATTCACGTCGCCCGGATGCTCGCAGACATCGCGGGCGAAGAACGGTTGGACAAGGCTCGTGATGCAGGCGATTTGATCGACGAACAGACGTTCAACGATTGCCGCCAACGGTATGACGAACTGCAGGAGGAGCGTGCGGATGCCGAACGCAATCACCCAGACCAGCTTCCTGATATCGATAGCGAGATTACTCAACTGGCGAACTACTTCGCCCAATGCGTCGGACTGGGCTCCAAATCTCGCAAGGGCGCTGATGACGTGGCCAAGATCAGGAAGCGTATCGCCCGCGTCATTGAAATCGCATGTGACAAGATCAATGAAAACGACCCCCAGTTGGCCGGTCACCTGAAGAAGTCCATCAAGACCCACACGTTCATGATCTACGAACCGGAGACAGAAATCGACTGGAATTTTGAATAAATCTTGAAGACCACGCCAAACGTGGCCAAGTCACGCCTGATGTGACGCCCCGCCGGTGAAGAGCGAAAGCCGGCGAGGTCAATCACACACAAAGGCCCGCTGAAGCGCTCCCGCCGGTGCTCTTCAGCGGGCTTTTTCGTGCGCAAAGCACGGAAAGGCGTGACCAGTGAAGATCACGACTTCTCCCCGACGTGAAGCCAAACAAGGCTTCGGAACATCTCCTTCCCACCCCCAGGCCAATCTCCCCGCCCCCGAACTTTTCCTCACCCCTCGCGTGATGCATCGCATCGATTGCTCCGTCAAGCGAATGCGCCGCAAGTTCGCCCTCAGTCGCGCCGACGGCGACGACCTGCGCCAGGATTTTTGCGTCGCCATCTTGCAGGCGCGCCAACTGTACGACCCGGACAAATGCATTCTCAAGCGGTTCGTGGCGATGGTGATCAACCGGCGCTACAAGCATCACGTCCGTCGACAGATGCGCCTCCGCGAGGGGCTTGGCAACACTCTTAACACCGTGGGCTTCGATGACGTCGAACCGGGTTTCGACCTTCTGGTCCTCGATCCCGTCGGCGAGAACCTGCACCGGCGTGTCGATCAGCGCGATGCACTCGATCACGCGCTGCGCGATCTGTCCGAATTCGAACTGAGCATCTGCGACCTGCTGCTGGCGGGTCACACGTCGCGCAGTGCTTCCAGAGAACTGAAAGTTGCGCCTTCCACCGTGATACGGGCCATGCAGCGGATCGCGGTTCGCCTTACCGAAAGCAAAGATTTTTCAAATTTTTGAAATTCTACGCAACAAAAACGACCCACCTGCAAAAAGACAAAGGTGGAAGGACACAACAATGACCTTGAACACCAACGACAACCTGATCATCGACCTTAACGTCTTCGTCGCCGAGCCGGCCGATGAGTATCACGCGAAGGCGGCGGAATTCCTCAGCAGCCACCAGCTTCTGGATTTCATGAAGTGCCCGTGGTTGCACCACAAGAAACGCAGCGGACTGATTGCCGATCGAGACTCGACCGCTTACATGATCGGCCGCGCCACCCACGTCCGCATTCTCGAAGGCCGCGATGTTTATGAGGCGACGTTCGCCCTCGGCGGTCCGATCAACAAGACGACCGACAAACCCTACGGCAAAGACACGAAAGCATTCCGCGAATGGGCTGTCGCCCAGGGCAAGCCCGGCGTCCACCACGACGATCTGGCATTGATCGAGAACATGGCCAGCGGCGTTGCCATGAACGACGAAGCGGTGGATTTGCTGCTCTACGGTCGCTCCGAGGGCGTGGTGCGAGCCGAGTACTGCGGTACGCCATGCCAGATTCGCATCGACTGGACCCATCCGCATCGCGGCATCGTCGATTTGAAAACCTGTGATGACCTGACCTGGTTCGAGGCGGACGCGCGGCGCTTCGGCTACCACAAACAGATGGCGTTCTATCGGGCCGTACTGGCCCAAGTGATCGACCAGTTCGTGCCCGTGCATCTGGTCGCAGTCGAGAAGAAAGAACCCTTCCGATGCGGTGTGTGGCGTGTCAGCGATGACACGCTCGCCATCGCCCAACGTGAGAACGAGGCCGCGATCCGTCGGTTGCTGGTCTGCCGCGAGCAGGACGCTTGGCCGACCGGCTACGAGGAGATTCGCGTTCTCGACGTGACGTAACACATCCCAGAGCCCGGGCGGCCTTCGGAATCCAATCGGATTCCCGGAGGCAGGCGCGCCGCAACGGTATGGATGCCATTGCCGCTCCCCGGATGGAAGGCGGCGCACTGTTTCCAGCCGCCCGGGCGCTTCTTTTCGACCACAACTGCTCGCTGCAATCCCCAACCACTGATTCAGGACCACAACATGACACAGAACTTCCGAAACACCGATCCGCCCACCTCCGTCATCGCTGGCCACAGTATGGAAGTCATCGGTGCCGCCCAATGCCAACGCGACCGATGCCTGGCGGCGGTCAAAACCGAACCGGGCCTGACCGCACGTGAGATCGAACAGCGCACCGGCATCAAAGCGCACAAGCGCCTCCCGGAACTGCGTGAACGCGGCCTCGCGCATAACGGCATCACTCGCCTCTGCCAAGTCAGCGGCCGCATGGCGATGACCTGGCATCCACCCGCCTACCTCAACTGACCCCCGCCCCCCCCGGAAGTATTCCCCACGAAACCCAGCTACGGAGAACCACACATGACAATGATGCAACAAATTCACCAGGGCCGACGCCACTCACCGCCGCGACTGTTGGTCTACGGCACGGAAGGCATCGGCAAGTCCACCACGGCCTCACAAGCGCCCAACCCGATCTTCATCCCCACTGAAGACGGCCTGGACCAGATCGATTGCGCCAGTTTCCCGCTGGCCAAGTCGTTGAACGACGTGCGATCGGCGCTGAACGCATTGCTGCATGAGCAGCACGATTACGAAACCGTCGTGATCGACAGCGTTGACTGGCTGGAACGGCTGATCTTCGACGCGCTATGCCAGCAGTACGGTGTGGTGAGCATTGAGAAAGTCGACGGCGGCTACGCTCGCGGCTACACCCACGCCCTCACGCCGTGGCGCGGGATTCTGAACGATCTCGACGAACTGCGCAACAAGCGTGGCATGTGCGTGATTCTGCTGGCGCACGCCAAGGTCGAAAAGTTCGAAGACCCCGAACACGCCGCGTATGACCGCTACTCCCCGCGTCTGCACAAACACGCCACGGCGTTGATCACCGAGTGGGCGGACGCCGTGCTCTTCGCCACGCGAAAGATCATCACGAAAACCGATGCCGGTGGTGCCGGATTCAACCGGGAACGCACCATCGCGTCGGGCCTCGGCAGGGACGGCGGCGAGCGCGTGTTGCGCACCGTCGGCAGCCCGGCCTGCGTGGCGAAGAATCGTTTCAACCTCCCACCCGAACTGCCCCTGTCGTGGCCGGCACTCATGCAGGCCATCGTCAACGACTCCAACACATCGACGCCCGCGCCTTTACGGCTTGTCGACACCGATACCCCATCCGACCCATCCAACTCTCACCAGGAGAACTAACACATGGCCAATCTGAACGGATTCGATGCCTCGCAAGTGGACCCCAACGCCTCATTCGACCCGGTGCCCGAAGGCAAGTATCTGGCGGTGATCACCGAGTCGGAGATGAAGCCGACCAAAAACGGCAAGGGCAGCTATCTCCAACTCACTTTCACCATCCTCGAAGGTGACTACCAGGGGCGGATGCTGTGGGCGCGGCTGAACCTGAACAACCCCAACGCCACGGCGGTGAAGATCGCCAAGTCCGAGCTGTCATCCATCTGCCATGCCATCGGCGTGATGCAGCCCCGCGACAGCGTCGAACTGCACAACATGCCGCTGCTGATCACTGTCAAGGTCAAAAAGCGCAACGACAACGATGAATTGACCAACGAGATCAAAGGGTATGAGGCGAAATCCTCCGTGCCCTCGGTACTCGCCAACCAACCCGCCCAACAAGCCCCCGTCAACAGTGCCACTCCTCCCTGGAAACGCTAACCGAAAGGACCGCTGATGAGTTTCTTCCACACGATGTTGCTGCTTTGGATTGTCTGCGCCCCGATCTGCTATCTGACGATGCGGCAGATCGCCAAGTCGGACTGTGGTCGCTGGACCCAGCTCGACCGATTGTTCGCCTTCGTCGTCTCGGTGACTTACGGACCCATCGCACTGTGCGCCATGGGCATCGTCGCTCTCATCTTTCAGTTGGCCAAATCGCCGTGGGCCAACCGGGAGGCGAAATGGTAATGCCGACCATCAATCCCACTGAAAACGAAAAGGAAGTGACCATGATCGAAGACAACGAAATCGTGAACAACGACGAACAGATCGTGATGATTCGAGAGATCGTCCAGGGCGAAGGAGAGAGCACTTTCTACGCCATTCGAGACGTTCATCTCGGTTACTGGCGCACACGCGAGCCACTGCATGACGATAAGGCGTGGACGCAGGATCGCCATCTTCGAGCAGAATTCGACGAGCGTGGCGACGCGCTTGAAGAACTACTGGAGATCTGGCGAGTGCGGCGGGCCGGCCAAGTTCGACCCGAGGAGATCGCGGAGTTGGAGTTCGAGATGGAGGCCGTCGCCGCATGATGATGACGCTTCCCTATCCACCGTCCGTCAACCACTACTGGCGGCACTATCGGGGTCACGTGGTCATCAGCCGGGAGGGCCGGACGTTCCGAGAGAACGTCCGTGCCCTCCTGGCAGCCCCCGGAAGAGCGGGCAACGGTCCGCGTAAACCGCCGTCCGGCGGACGCATCGCGTTGTGCATGGATGCATTCCCGCCGGATCGACGGCGACGCGACCTGGACAACATTCAAAAGCCCGTGCTCGATGCCCTCGAACATGCAGAGATGTACGAAGACGACAGCCAGATCGATCTGCTTCTCACGCGACGCGGTCCAATCGACCGACCCCACGGCCGCCTCGCGGTGCATGTAGATGAACTGCCACTACGCCACTGCCCGCTCTGTCACCGACCTTTACCCGAGGAACCCAACGCACAATGAACGCTGCGGCAGCACCCACCAACCCGATCACGTTGCGCCCATACCAAGGCGAAGCGATCCATGCGGTCTATGACCATTTGCGCCATCGTGATGACAACCCCTGTGTTGTCATCCCGACGGCCGGGGGCAAAACGCCGGTCATGGCGACGATCTGCCGTGATGCGGTGACGCAGTGGGACGGGCGCGTTCTCATCCTGGCACATGTGAAAGAACTACTGGAGCAGGCCGCTGACAAGCTCCACACGATGGCCCCAGACCTGTGGAACCAGATCGGGGTTTACTCCGCCGGACTCAAAAGCCGCAATACCGATCACGCCATCATCGTCGCCGGCATTCAGAGCGTGTATCGCCGCGCGTGCGAGCTGGGTCGCTTCGATCTCATCCTGATCGATGAAGCACACATGCTGCCGCCAGACGGCGAGGGAATGTATCGGCAGTTTTTAACCGACGCAAAGGTGGTCAACCCGCACGTGCGGCTGATCGGCCTGACCGCCACGCCGTACCGCATGTCCACTGGCACCATCTGCGGTCCCGACAATCTCCTCAATCACGTCTGCTATGAAGTCGGCGTCCGCGAACTGATCGTACAGGGCTACCTTTGTCCGCTGAAGACCAAGGCGGGTCGGCGGAAGGCCGACACCTCGGGACTGCACATTCGTGGTGGCGAGTTCATCGCCGGCGAAGTTGAAACGCTGATGGATGATGACGCTCTGGTGCGTAGCGCCTGTGCGGAGATCGTCGAGCATACGCAGGATCGCCATTCCGTTCTGATCTTCGCCGCCGGTGTGCAGCACGCCCAGCATGTGCAGCGTGTACTTGGCGAACTGGGCCACGAATGTGGTTTCGTCTGTGGCGATACCCCCGGTATTTTCCGCGACGAGATTCTCAAACGTTTCCGCGAAGGGGAATTGAAGTATCTGGCGAACGTCAATGTGTTGACCACCGGCTTCGACGCCCCCGGCATTGATTGCGTGGTGTTGCTGCGGCCGACCAACTCGCCCGGCCTCTACTACCAGATGGTGGGTCGGGGCTTCCGCCTTCACCCACAAAAGCAAGATTGCTTGATCCTCGACTTCGGCGGCAACATCCTGCGTCACGGCCCCCTCGATGCCTTGCAGATCAAGGATCGTTCCTCAGGCGAAGGAGAAGCCCCCGCGAAGGAATGCCCGCAATGCCAAGCCGTCATTCATGCCGCGTATGCGGCGTGCCCTGAATGCGGCTACGAGTTCCCCCCGCCGGAAAAAGAGAAGCACGATGCCACCGCTCATACCGGCGGCATTCTCTCCGGCCAGGTCACCGAGACGGATTACGAAGTGCAGGACGTGTACTACTGCGTCCACGTCAAACGCGGCGCACCCCCGGA